ATCTGGATCAACAGTCTCAGTAAGTGTTGCACCTGCGATTGTTGTATCCGCAATATCATTGTGGAATTGGAAACGAATTGAAGAACCGTCGTGAGTTGGGTTTCCGACCTTCTTGTCCGCAATTGCGCGGAACTGTGGTGTTGAACGCAAGTTAATTTCGATTAACTTATCGTACGCCATAGTTACAAGATTGGAACCTAACCCAGAGGTTGTAGTTGAAAAGACATCAGCCATTTGGCGATATCCCCTTTCTGGTTAGTTGAGTGTGCGGTTTACAGACCGCTTAGAATGGAAATTACTTCTTCTTCTGATTCTGCATTCGCAATGCGATTTTGCAGGTCATCCGAGGAAGCAGGTGATTCAGCACCAGTTAAAACTGCGTCCATCTTCTGCATAGAAGAGATATCCTCATCATTGACCTTTGGCTTGGCAGATGGTGTGTATCCGAAGACATCACCATTACTCTCAAGCCAGGCATTAATAGCATCCTCAGATGCTTCGATATCTGCTGGTATGAACTGTGCAATTTTTGGGCTGACACCCTTGGATGAAAGAACATCCTTTAGAATCCGCTCTTTTTGGGCTTTGGTGACTTCACCATATGATGTTTCTAACTCTTTGTTCTTACGCTTTTCAGCCTTTAACTGCTTGCGTAATTCCTTAACGAGTTGTGAATCTGATATAAACTCATTCTGAGTTACATCGTCATCGTCTTCATCATCTGCCCAGTAGTTGTCGCGGTTTTCGCTCATAGCGATTTCTCCCTTTATTAGTTGTAGTCGCACACCTCAATATCAGACGGGGTATCTGTATTGGCTTGTACTCTCGGTCTTATACGCCTCCTGGGGCCGATGGGTCCAGGTAGGGATTCTTATAGGAGTGTTGATGCTCCAGATGTCTTCAATGAAGACGTTGTAGTTCCTGCTGCACCTTGGAAGGCACGTAGGTTCTGCTCTGATATACGCTTGCGTCGTTCAGATGCAGTTCCTTGGAACTCTTCTTGTAGAAGTTCTGATTGCAGGCTGCTCTTGACTGCTGCGTTAGACTCAACAGTGCCACCGACCTTCTCGTAAATACCTGCGTACTTAGCAAGTGGGTCAAGTGTCTGAGCGATGTTCTCAAATCCAGTAGCGGCAAGTTGTGAAATCTGACCTTCTGAGTAACCCTTAGCAGCAAGTGTTGCTGTGAGTTGCTTGAAGCCCTGCAACTGAGCATCTGATGTAACAACACCAGCCTTCTCACGACGTAGAGCCTCTGCTGTGAATACACCAGTCTGACGGTTGATCTCTAGTTGCTCCTTGCCAATCTTGGAGTCTAGGTAGAAGTCCGCTAGGTCTGCTGCTGAGCCGATGTATCCCAACTTAACAAGAGCATTGACCTGGAATGTGTCTGCTTCTAGTGCACGAATCTTGGCTGTGTTAGCACGTTCTGCAAGGTCTGTAACTGTCACATTGTTCTTGACATAGCCTTGTAGTGATTCCTTAGATAGGTACTTAGAACTTAACTTGTAAGTATCTACAACTCCCTTGTATCCCTCAACAGCACTGTAGATTTCACGTGCTGACTTAGGGTTTACTAGACCTTCGTTGAGGTATCCGTACTCAGTGTAGAATGGAGAAGTAGCCTTGCTTCCATCCTTAAAAGTGTAATCCTTTGCATTCAGGAAGATTTCAACTGCATTGTCGTAGTCGATATTATCCTTGAGCAACTTCTGCAAGTATGTAGCAGATGAGTCGATAAGTGATGAGTTGAATCCTTGACCCTTGAGAAGAGCCTTGAGGACCTCAATATTAGTTGTAGGAGTATTGCTTACAGTATCTGTAGTGGTTGATAGCGTTGAAGAACCACCACCGTTTGCTCCATTGCCACCACCACCACCACCATTACCTGAAACAACATCAGATGTCTTGTACAGTTGCCACTGACCTGTGTCAGTTCCACCAATCCATGTGTACTTAAAACCTGCAGGTGCTGATGGCTTGATTGACTTGTTCTTAAGAGGGTTAGCGGCTACTTCGGCTTCTCTTGCTGCTGCAGTTGCTGCTTGCTTCTCTCTTAGAAGTTGAGTGTTACTCTTCTTTGTACCATCTGGGTTAAGACCCTGAGAAATATAAGCATCTGCCAACTGTGACTGCAACTTGCTTAGAAGAGTAGTTGCCTGAGCCTCAAGTGCAGATACTACAGGTGTAGCCTTTGCAACAGAAGCCTTTGCTCCAGCGGCTTTAGTTTGCTCGTCAGCAATTGTCGTAGGCTTAGTGTCTATGCCAGTGTTCTTATCTCTAGCGGCCATTTTTATCCTAACGCATTCTTAAGTGCCTGAGCAACGTTAACTGATTCGTTAATTGCCATTGATGTTCTACCGTACTCTGGACGTGCCTTTACATAGTTGAGCAACTCAAAATCATTAGGCAGTCTGTATGAACCGTCTTCGCCCTTGAAGTTAAAGATTTCCTTAGCGATGTCACTGTCAATTGTGACTTCCTTCTCAAGTGACTCAGATAGAGTCTTGAGGACTGGAGCGATGTACTTGCTGGCATTCTCACCAGGCTTAACAACTGCACCAAGGCTATTAAAGCGAGTAAGTGCATTTGCCTGAATATCATTGCTGTACTGTGTGTACAGTTCAGTCTGAACCTTCTCATCAGGAGTACCAATCATGTTTTTGATTAGTCCTGCTACCTCAGAAAATTGAGGTGGCTTTGAGTAGTTAGCCTTGTGAAGTTCTACGATGCTGTCATAGATAGTCTTAGCAGCACCACCTACATCATCTACGTTGAACTGAGCATCAGGGAAGTTCTCTGATAGGAAGGTAGTCAGGAACTGCTTCTGCTCTTCTCCTGTGAATCCTTCACCCTTTGAGATAGTAGAGCCAGTGGTTACTGTTGTGTAACGCTTCTGACCACCCTGATCTACAGCAATCTTTGAATAGACTAGGTTTCCGAACTTATCCTTCTTCTGCTCACCAGTTTCCTTGTCCATAACAGGCTTGCTCTTCTTATCGTAGATAGGAGCATACTCTGTCTTGGTAGTTGTGGTTGTAGGCTTATCCTGCTTTTCAATCTGTGCATTCCAAGAATCCTGGAACTTCTTATCTAGATCAGCAGATGGGTAAACGCCATAGGCTGCAAAGTATGAGTCACTGTAGTACTGACGAGCATCGCCTAGGTCCTTGAACTGCAGAGCAGTCTGGATTTGCTTGCTGTAGCGAGTAGTAGTATCAGGTTGCTTTACAGTCTTACCTGCAAGAGTAGCGTTGTAGTTCTCAAGGTATGTTAGAGGGTCTACGTTAGATGCATAAGCAAGTGCTACGACAGTATCAAGACCTGCTGCATCTCCAGGACCAATCATTCCACCAGCGGTAGGTGACTTAGCCTTAGAGAATCCAGCACGACGCATAAGTGTCTGTAGGTATTCTAGTTGAGTACCAGCAAAACCTTCTGGACCCTTTTGAGCGCCTAGGCTGCGGTTAATATCCTGTAAGTACTTAGCCTTCTGTACAGCATCTGTTGTCTGTAGGTATGACAAGAATGGGTCTGTAGTGGAGTAGACGTTAGGACCAATACCTAAACCTGTGCCCATCTGAGCAAATGCAGTAGGACGACCTGCTAATCTAGCAGTGTTTTCTGCACGTGCTTGATCTGGTGTTAAAGCCATTAGTCATTCTCCTTCAAGATACCTGCAAATACTCCGTAATACATAACAGAGAACTCGGGATTTTCGGTCATTAACTGCTCACCAAGTGCAACAAGTTCGTTGCGCATTAGGGTAGGAACTCCACCCTTTGATGACAGTTCTGCGTAGTTAGTTACTTTAATTTCATTCAACAAGTCTTTGAACTGCTTGAACTTTGGATAGAATGCGCTGATCTGTGGGTACACTGGAGACCCAGTGAATGCTCCGTCTGCAAGTGCACGTTCAATCGTTGCAACCTTCTCATCGCCCACACCAGTAACAATACGATCTGCTGGCTTAGCGCCACCAAACTGCTTGTTAAGGATTGCGATCTGCTCGTTGTACCATTGATCGGTGTAGCGTCCAGCAATCTGCTTCTCTACGATCTGGTCCTTGAGCATTGAGTAGACCATGCCCTCTGCCTCTTCTGCTATCTCATTAGTAGATAGAGAACGACGAGCACCTGTGCGCTTCTGCCAGTTGTAGTACTTGAGTGAGTATTCTCCTCCTGGGAAGAAGTAAGGAATAACATCTCCACTTGAACGAGCATACTTATCAACAGCATCTGGGTTGTTATTCAAGAATGTCCATGCATCCTCTGAACCACGAACTGCAGATGTGCTACCACTGACTGCTACGAGTAGGTTTGCAGCACCAAACTTGTCTGCGAACTCAGATACAGCAGAGCCGTAATCTCCAGGATACTTCTTAACCAACTTATCCCAGTGCTCATAAACCATTGTCATGGTCATAAAGTTCAACTTGTTATCAGGGTTCTTAATCTTTACAAGAACCTCATTGATTGGAGTCGATGGTGAGATGCTCTGGAATAGACCAGAGAATACATTTACCCACTTAGATAGACCCTCAGCATCGTTAAACAACTGTGTACGGCTAGCATCGTTAGCAAGAGGGTTATCTCCGTACTTACCAGTAGATGCTAGGTATGATGCCCAGTCCTTAACACCGCGCTGTGTAGCAGCATCGTTGCCTAGGAAGGCTGCAGATGTCTTCTTCAACCATGAAGGGAAGACGATATCTCCAAGAGTCTTAGGCTCACCAAATGGTGTCACAATGTCACGGATAAGGTCATCAATAGGACCAAATGCGCTTGTGCGACCAGTTAGTGTGTAAGCAGCCACCATAGCAGGTCCTAGACCTGGTGTTAGTGGGCTTACAGCACCGAATGCAAGGTTGAGGGACTGTACTGGAGAAGTAATCTGCAGTGCATCCTTCATATCAAGGCTTTGACCAGCAAGTGCACCAAGTACGCTACCAGCCAAAGGCATCTTAAACTTCAAGTCCTGTGAGTTCTCATCACGGTACAAGAAGCCTTGGTTGTCATCATATGTCATACCAGTGACATCGTAGATAACGTTTGTACCCTCTTTAGTAAGAGCATCAAATGCTTTACCGAACTTGTAGATAGGAAGTGGGTTGCTCTTTGCAAGAGATGACCACTTACCAATGGTGTTGTACTGTGCCTGTGCGAATGGTGCTACCAAACGGTATGCATTAGCCCACTGCTTCTGCTTTGCAGCATCATAGAACAAGTTCTTAACATAGTTAGCAGCCTGCTCAGC